GATAGAGTTGAAGACGCTATCTATGCAACGAGAGCAGCTTTACAAGAAGGTATTGTTGCCGGCGGTGGTGTTGCTTTATTGAATGCAGCACTAAGTATAGATGAAAAAAATATTGGTGAAAAGATATTAAGTCAAGCAATTGTCTCCCCATTTAGAACCATTCTAGATAATGCAGGTATAGAAAATGCTAAAGTTCCAAAGAAAACCGGGTATGGTATTAATGTAATTACAGGTAAAGAAGTTAATATGGTTAAAACTGGTATAATTGATCCAGTATTAGTAACAAAGACAGCGCTGAAGAATGCAGTTAGTGTTGTTAATACTATATTTTCTGCAGATTGTGTAATCTCTAATATAAGAATAGACAATGCAAGCAATTAATTATTATCTAGTTATTGAAAAAATAAAAGAAGCGCCGAAGAAAGTAGGTGGCTTAGAGCTTACGGAAGATCAGAATAAAGATGTAAGGTATGCAAAAGGAAAAATAATATCTGTTGGAGATAAAGTGGAAATGTTAAAAACAGATGATATAGTACATTACGATAAACACGCTGGACACGGAATAGAGTGGAAAGACAAATTATACTATGTATTAAAGCTAGGGGATATAGTTTTAGTTGAATGAGACTAGACGCTAGTGACATAAAAGAATTAAATTTATTAAAGTATTATAGGCTCATTCGTAAATGGGCCTGTAAAACTTATGACCTAAAAGATGCTGATTTAGAACTTTTAGTGTATTTAGATTGCAAATCGCGATTTACACGTAATGAATTTATAGAAGGCGTATATACATATTCCTGGGATAAAACCCGATGGGATAGACTCAGAAAAAATGGGTGGATAGATGTATGGCGCCAAAGAAATAGAACAACTATAAAATATAGTATATACAAAACCTCATTTAAATGTAGTCAACTCATATCTCGTATATACAGAATAATGCTCGCGCAAGAAGACTTACCTACTAGCGAGCGAAGTGTATTTTATAACAATAAATCATATACTGATAAAGTCTATAATAAAGCTATAGATGATATGATTAAAGATAAAGATCGCTAATGGGCTACACAATGAAAACTAATATTCCGGGACTCCTAGGCTTGAATGAAGAACATTCAACACCTGATATCCCAGTATTTGAAGAAAATTTGGGTGGTGCATGGGGCTATGCCAATATGGATAGAACTATTCATATTAATAGTAAGTTAAATGATAGTCAAAAAGAAAAGGCGGTTGAACACGAACATGAGCATGTAATGCAGATGCGTAAAGGAGAAGCTTGGTTTGATAATAATAACGTTTATCATCAACCAGATAAAAGCAAACCAATACAAACATATAAAAGGGTTGGTAATGGAATACTAGTAAAAGGTAAAGTAATACCTAATGGTCATCCAGAAAATCCTATTGAAAAATCTGTATACAATAAAACGGGTCATAAACCTACAAACTTAACTTAATTATGCCAACAAAAAACGCACCATCAAAAAAGAAGTCTTTAGGCTACTATAATAAGGTAAAAGATAAAAATAAAGAAGGAGCTGCCGCTGGAGGCGGTATGACTAAAAAGGGTGTGGCTAAATACAGAAAAGATAATCCTGGTAGTAAGCTTAAAACTGCCGTTACTAAGTGTGACGTTAAAGTAGGTACAAAAGCATACAAAAGACAAAAAGCATTTTGCAGCAGATCTAAAAGCTGGAATGGCGAAAGAGGAAAAGCAGCCAGAAGAAGATGGTGTTGCAGTAGACACAAATAATATGTATAGAGAAAAACCACAGGGTCTTGGAGACTCAATAGAAAATTTAACAACAAAAACAGGGATAAAGGGGTTTGTAGATAAAGTATCAAATGGCCTTAACATACCATGCGGCTGCGAAGGTAGACGTCAGGCTATGAATACTTTGTTCCCGTATAAATACAAACGATAAAAACAAAAATCATGCCTAACAAACAAACAGAAAAAGAAATTGCAAAACAAAAAGCTGTAAAAGGAGGAATGCCTCCAAATGTAGCTGATAAAGTATTTAAAATGAGTAACGACAAAGTTGCTTATATGGCTCAAGTAGCTGGTAACCCTTCAATGCAAATGAATCCTGCGGATAGAGTTATGGCTGAAGATCCTACAACAATTAAAAGACCTTTATATGCTCTTGAAAGTAATAAAGATTTATATACTGAAACTAGTAAATCTGGTGAAACAATAACATACGATACTACTAAAGACGGAAGATCTGTTATATATAGTCCTGGCAGCGCAGTGCCTGGTAATATTATGCAAAGAACTAGCACATCATCAAGGGATGACTTGTTTAGTAGTAAAAACTATTCTACAAACCAAAACTCTGCAGGTGGGGTTTTTGAAAATCAAGTACTGTCATCTGTTAATCAAATTTACACTGGTAATCGTAGAGCAATGGGTGATTATAAAAGACAAACAAGTAATCAACTAAGAGAAAGCAATAATATGAGTTATTCAAATGTTGACTTTAGATCTAGCGCTTCTACAAAAAATCCATATTCGGGTAAAGAAATTACATTTGGAAGCACAAATAATGTTAGCAATTATTCATATGATACTAATAAAAGTATCAATGATATTAAAAGACTTAAACATATTTTTCCACATATGCAAAAAAGCTTTGTTGCTAGTAATAAAGTTCAAAAAAGTATTAACAGCTCAGTTAAAGATTGGAGAAGTGGATCTACGCCAATTAAAAGTTCTGGAGATATAGTTAAAGTAACAGGTGCTAAGCCTCAGCTTTTAGGTTCTTTTGCGCCAAATTCTGTATCTGGTACTCCCAAAAAAGTATCTTCCAAAAAACCACCAAGACAGAAAAAAGGATTTGGGGGACTTATTAATCCCCTCAATGTTATACAATATGCAGGAACTTTTTTAAGTGGAAACAAATATAAAAGAAGAGATATGGAGCAACGAGGCTACACTCAGCTTATAGGTAATAGACAAGTTAACCCAGGGCAAACATACAGGGGTAATAGTGGGTGGTAAGACAAAGTAAATACAAACAATCAAATTAAATTAAATAAAATTATGAAAAAAACAATTTTAGCATTAGCTATGCTTTTTAGCGTAGTTGTAAACGGACAAGACTTTTCAGGTATATGGCAAGACGAGGGAGATTCATCTTTCTATGTTGTGATATTAAATAATAAGGAAAAAGGATTAATATTTTCAAACTTTTCATTTATAGAACAAAATTTAATTCAAGAAAAAGTTTTAAATAGAGATGAAGATGTTGTAAAAACCGTTGTGCACAATCCCAATAATGGGTGGAGGACTTTTTGCAAGTATACATATATTAACAGAAATACTATTCAAATTGAGTATACAGGTGATATTAGAAAAACTTCCTTTTTACATAGAAAAAAAATAACCGATGTCAAAAATACTATCTAAATTATTTGGTAATGCCAGTGGGACTATAATAGATAAGCTCTCTGGCGTTGCCGATAAGTTTATTCGAACTAGTGATGAAAAAGCTGAGTTTGAAAAAGAAATGACGCAAATATTTATAGAAGCAGAAAAAGAAATGCAAAAGAATGTAACCGAAAGATGGAAAGCGGACTTAGAGCATGGTAACTGGTTTACTAGATCAGTTAGACCGTTAGTATTAGTATTCTTAATTGTAACTACTATATTAATGGTTTTTGTTGATTCCGGTTCTATAGCTTTTGAAGTAGAAGAAAAATGGACAGATCTTTTACAATTAGTTTTAATAACAGTAATCGGTGCCTATTTTGGCGGACGATCTGTTGAAAAAATAAAAAAAAAATAAATGCCTAGACTTAAAAATATACCACAAGATACTAGTATCAGTGACAATGATAAGTTATTAGGTACTGATTCTATAACTGGGAATACAAGAAATTACTTAATAGGAGATTTAAAGTCTCATATTAAAACAGCAAGACTTTACACTCACAACCAAGCAATAGCTTCTACTACGTGGGTAATAAATCACAATACAGATACGTTCCCCAGTGTAAGCTTAAAATTTTCCAGCAGTGATGAAGTCTATGAAAATGTAGGTGCATTTGCTGGTATAAAATACAACAACGGAAATACTTTAACAATAACCTTAGCGGCTGCGGAAAGTGGTTACGCATACTTAAACTAACAAAAAATGAGTAAAATACCTTTTTTAAATCACTTAGACTTACGAAGTGTATCAGAGCTGCAAAATGCAATTCTGCATAAAACAACAACGTCCTCTGCGTCTAACGTAGAAGGTAAGTTATTATACGATACTGGCAGTAATACAATACAGTATTATAATGGATCTAGCTGGATAAGCTTAACTGGACAAGACGCTAACACATTTAGAACAGTAAAAGTTGATACTAATAATGATGGCTCAGCCAATGCAACACTTGGGGCTACTGAAAACTTACAGTTTATAGGTGGAAGTAATATAACTTTAGCTGAATCCGCAGGAGTTGTTACTATTAATGCCGGAGCTGCCACTACAGTCGGTAAAACAAATTCAACACAAAGATCAGGTTCGATAGAGCTTATAGCAGGTACAAACGTATCTATAACTGAATCTGGTACAACTGGACACTTTACATTTGCGTCTACGGATACTCAGCCATTAACAACTGAGCAAGTTCAAGATATTGTTGGGGCAATGGTATCAAGTAACACTGAAACAAGGATTGGTGTAACATATGACGATACAAATGGTAAATTAGATTTTGTGGCAGATAATATGAATTACAATCACCCAACACATGACGGGGATGATATTTCAATAGATACTTCTGGCGCCGCAGTAATTGACACTTTAGTTCTAACAACAAACACTTTAGGGCACGTTACTGATGCTTCTGCAACAACAAGAAATTTAACTTTAGCAAACTTAGGGTTTACAGGTGCTACTAACGCAAACAATTATAGTTTAAACTTATCTAAGTTAAATACTGTAACCTCTGCAATGACAGGTAGTGATACTTTAACGTTTGGGGATTCTGGAAATGACACTCAAGTAACAATAAACGGTAACTTAACTGTTATTGGTACTACAACTACAAATAATGTTGAAACAGTATCTACATCAAATGGTGTACAATTTGAGGGGACAGCAGCTGATGGGCACGATGCAATACTTAAATCCGTAGTTGCTAGTTCTGATAAAACATATACATTACCAAATATAACTGGTCACATCCCAATATTAACTAATGATCCTGGCACTACAGCTATATCGGCTACAGCTACTGAACTTAATTATGTTGATGGCGTTACCAGTGCTATTCAAAGTCAAATTAACGGTAAAGAGCCGTCTAGTGCTAAGCTAACTGAATTAGCGACTATGGCTCAGGCTACTGCAAATGCTTTAGCAGATCTAACAGGTACTGAAGTTGGAAAAATAGACGGTACAACAGCTGGTACGGTAGTCGCTAGTAAAGCGGTTGTGGTTGATAGTAATAAAGATGTAACTGGATTTAGAAACTTAACATTAACTGGTGAGCTAGATGCTGGCTCATTAGATGTTTCTGGTAATGCAGATATTGATGGTACTCTAGAGGCTGACGCAATAACAGTTAACGGTACTGCATTAAATACTGTAATTGATGGCCGAATTACTAATAGAGAATATAAAGGAAACTTCCCTAGTTCAGCAACATCAGCGGGCGACACTATAACAATAACTCATAGTTTAGCTACAAGAGATGTTGTTGTACAGTTTTACGCTAACGTTGCAGATATAACAGGTAATGGATCAGGAGATGTTACACAGTATGAAGAAGTAAAACTTAATAACACTAGAGCTACCGCAAATACTATTACTTTAGTGCCTTTAGTACCTCTTGCGGCAAACGCATTAAGAGTACTTATTAAAGAACTATAAAATATAATTAAATGATAATAAAATTAAAATATAACAAAGCAGAGAAGACACTTGAGGTATCTAACGATTACCCTGAGTGTCCTGTTGTTATAAACCCAAACGCTACGGTAGACGATGATGATAATCTATCAATAGAAGTATCAGTAAACACTAGTTACCTAGCAGAAATACAATCATATTTAGATGGCAGCGTTAACGAGTAGTCAATCGGGTAATTGGGCATCATCATCTACTTGGGGTGGTTCAACTCCAGCAGACGGTGATACATTTACTATTGCTCAAGGGCATAAGGTTACAGTTAACTCTGATCAAAGAGCTGGGGTTGGTTTTGGTGACATATTAGTTAGAGGTTGTTTACATTTTGCTACTAATGGTAAAATAAGAATGAACGGTAGGATTACTGTTCAAGGTAACGGTTCTACTGATTATTCAAAAAGCGGTGGAGTTTCTGCACAGGATTTTACTGAAGGTGGTGGTTCTTCTGGGGCTTTACTTTCAGCAACAGGTAACAATATAACTTTAGAGTTTGAGGGCACTAACACTGATCAACACGGCATATGGATAGAAAATGTAACGTATTCGTCTTGGAAGTTTACAGGTGATGATAGTGTAACTACAACAACATTGTCAGCTGATGCAGATGTAGAGGATTATTATTTAACTGTTGCCGATGAAACAGGTTTTGGCGTTGGTGATTGGGTAGCAATATATAATGCTGGTCAAGGAGATTACAGAGTTAGAGCAGATGAAGGTTGTTGGGTTCATGACATTGACACTTCAAACAATAGAATATATACAAAAAAATTCGTAGGCCCGAAAGCAATAGTTTCTTCTGCTAGCGGCACATCGTTAGTTGTTGACTGGAGTAGTATATTTAGAGTAGGATATATTATTATATTTGGTACTGGCAACAATCTAAATGTTAGAACAATAACAGCGATAAACAATACAACAAACACATTAACTTTAAACTCAAGTATATCTGGTACTATATCAAGTGGTACGGAGGTATATGAGACTGGTTTTGATAAAAAACATTTATCAGGCAACACTGTTAGAAGAAATGCAACTGTGCTTACTAGTGCTGCTGCTGTAAGTGATACTACTGTAACCATTAGTAATGCAACAGATATAAGTGTTGGAGATACCATAAACATTGACGTTAATAATGATGTTGATACAAATTGGGATTATAATAGTGAATACTCAGTAACCGCTAAAAGTGGTAACACACTAACAGTTAGTCCAGCTATAGCAAACGTAAGAAAAGTTGGTAGTTTAGTTCAAAGGTTAAATAGATCAATAGAGATAACAGGAGTTGACACTGACGTAAGAGCTTTTACTTATGTAGAGTATTGGACTGATTATAGTCAAGCTAGTACTAGAGAAATAGTGCTAAAAGATATAATATGGAATCGCATGGGTGGTAACACTAATAACACTTTTTACCAACCTATGTGTTTTGTAGCTGGATATAATAGTAGATATAGAGATAATGACAATGCCACAGATTCTAGATACGATTGTCAAAGTAAGTATGAAAATTGTGTTGCTTTAAATATAAACAACAACCCTAGTTACGGCGGCTTGAGTACTAGACACCCACATAGCTTTGTACATAGAAATTGTGTACAGGTTAATTCTGGTCAAAGAGGTGGATTTCAATGGTCTTCACACCACGACATACAGTATGTCAATAACTACACTACCCGTAACTCTTACAACAGTTTACATAATGACGGTATGTATGAGGCAAACGAATGGGCTTACTTATACTTTACTAGATCTGATGATTACGGTATGATGTTGCATCATAACAGAGAAATGAACCCTGTACATAACGTTATACTATTGCACCATGAGAATAGACCGATGTACATGTATTACCAAGCTCCCAACACAACATTTAAAAGATTTCACATAGATGGTTGGAGACATATACCGTATATCGGTATAGGTGGTGGTGATGCTGTGTTTAAAGATTCATACATACAAAACAAGTGGTATAAACAAGTTCCAGGTATATATGCTGGATATACAGATACTTTTGGTATTGTTGACTCTAATGATTATTTTGGTAATGGTGGCGGTGATAGTAAAGCTAATAGTTATAGAGGTGGTGGTAATTGGATGATGAGTCAATATCAAGACTGGTGTTTTCAAGAAAATTTAAACGCTGTTATTGAAAACTCTTATAATTTAAAATGGAATTTTGACGGTGGTAACATATGGAATGTTATTAATTTAAGATCAGAATACTATCTAGTAGGCCAAGAAATACTTCATGTGCCAGCTAATACATCTGTAATTATAAAAGGTGAGTTTAAAGGACAGTCTGATGGTTCTTGGAGTTATCCTTATATATGTGCAAAACCACATACTAATAATGCTCTCGGTAGGTATCAGACAGCTTATACAAACCAAACATCTTATGGCACTAGTTCAGATACAGATGTGAAGAGAAGCATGGTAAATGGATTTAAAGACGAAGTAAGGTTTGACAGCGCTGTTGGTGTTTGGCAACAAAAAACATTAACAGTGGCAGCACAAAAATATGGCTACACTTTAATAACAGGGTACAGCTGGGACAGTGATAACCAAGAAGAAATAGGTTACATAAGAGATTTAAAAATTATTTTTCCATCTCCCCCTAAAATAAAAATGAAAGGGTCTAAAGGAATTGAACTTAGTGTGAGTAGAAAACGAATATCAGGAAGAATTTAAATAATAAACAATGGCAGAATTTTTACATGATTTAAATATACACGGCGCAGGCCAGATACAATTTAAAACCACAGCAGGTGCTAATGCTGGTAAAATAGATCAAGATGGAAACAATCTAGTTTTAACAAATGCTGTTGGCGATGTTTTACTAGGTGATGGTTCATCTGATGTTTATATTGGCGATGGTAGCAACAATGTCGATATTATATTTGAACAGTCTGGTAGTATAAAAGGTGACGGTAGCGCAGTAACACTTACATTAGGTGGTGCTAATACAACATTAAATTTAGAAAATCCTAATTTTAGTGGAAATATAGGTATGTCCAGTAAACTTACATTTACCACAGCAAATGGTTTTATATTATTTGACTACGAGCCATCAGGTGATACTGGTGAATACACAACAGAAGTACCTTTACTAAAAGTTGGTTTAGGATCTGCGGATTCAACAATACTTGCAAGGTTAAGTGAGTACAGAGCTGTTGCTTTAGGTGCTGACGATACTGTTTGGTTAAGAGCTGGTGATACTGGTAGTGTTATAAAATCTAATGTAAACTTATCAGCTGAGCAAGTTGTTATGTCAGCTGAAGGAGGTTTTGTTGCTTATGGTTTTCCTAGTAATGACACAACTTGGTCTAATAGAAATGAGTTTAAATTTTATTCAGCAGATGGTACCGCTTCAAATAACGGTTTATATATAGGTGATGGTGGTAGTACGCAGTTTATAGATGTAAATAGAAACTTAAAAAACATTGGAACAATAGGATCAGGCGCTATAACATCTACAGGCACAATAACTACAGATAGATTAAGTATATTCACTAGCAACACAGACAGGGCAACTATACAAGCTGGGTCAAGTGGTACAACTGGTCATCTTTATTTAAACTCTTACGAAGGATCTGATTTACACCAATTAACATGGTCAGGCGCTAATAACGGTTTTTATCCACAAGGTTCTTCTGGTACTTTTAGTTTAGGATTAAATGGCAACAGGTGGTCTAATGTATATACTGAAGCTTTAACAGCTTCTGGTGAGGTTGAAGGAGGTAGCTTAGACATAAACGGTAATGCTGATTTTGCAGGAATGATCAGTACAACTGCTGGTGGTTCGTTGCTTAGAAAAACAGAAAGTTCTTGGTCAAACGCGACTACACATGATTTAATATATCAAAGTTGGAACACAAACACAGACGATTATATATATTTAAAAACACCTGGTAATAGCACAACAAATCACGGCATAGTTTTTATTGGAGACAATGTTATTGCTTTAGGTAGAACTGATGTAGAAAATGGTGCACCTGAATTAACATCGGCTGCAGCGCCAATATCTGAGAACTGGTTTGTATTAAATAATACAGGCGCAACTTTTGCAGGGACAATAAGTTCTGGTAAACATACTATTACAAAAAGTTCTTCACATACAGCACAAGGTTCTTTTAACGCTACAAATGCTCATTTAGATTTATACAATAGCTTAGAAGCTAACACAGATCAAAAAGGATCTATAATAACATTTACAGATAATTACTACGGTGGTGGCAGTTATAACAAAACAACTAGAGCCGCGATAAAAGGTGGTACCGATACTGTTGGTAACACAGCTGATGGTTATCTAGAGTTCTATACAGACTCAGGAAGCGCTAACACGCCAACCCTAGCTCTTAGATTAGATAAAAATCAAAACGCAACTTTTGCTGGTGAGGTTGAAGCTGCGTCTTTAGACATAAACGGTAACGCTGATATATCAGGAGTTTTATATGGCAACACAGTCGTAATAGATAACACCACTGGCACCAGAGGAATTTTTAGAGATAACGCTGCTTACGATTTAAGATTAGGTGGTGGTACTGTTTATTCCGATGGTGCTTACATAAGTTTATCAGGTGGTACAAGAGGTGGTGGGACAACCAATACAAAAGGTAGAGTTGAAATGTACTCAGGTGGTAGCAACTACTCAGCACAAGCAGACATTACTGGTGATATAGTTATAGGTACTCAGTGGAACGGTGGATTTTCAGATATATTAACTTTAGACAGTTCAACAGATAAAGCAACTTTTGCAGGTGATATATATTTGTCAGGTGGTAATATTTATAACAGTACAGGTAGTTTAGTAATACAAAATGATGCTGGCGCTCAACTTGATATTAAATCAAACCAAGGCGTGAGATTATATATTGATAAAAACAACGATGATACTACTCGTAATTTTGAAATACTTGCTAACACAGACACTTATAATGCTAATAATGTAGTTGCTACAGTTTCCCAACTTGGTAATGCAACTTTTACAGGTACTGTAACTGCCAATGGCACTACATTGACTGGTGACCAGGATTTAAGTGGTTTTTTAACATCATCTTCTACAGATTTAGACAGTAGATATTTTACAGAAACAGAAGTTAATGACAGATTTACACGTAAATTTACGTTCGATCCTGGATCTGGTTCTGGTAATAGAAGATACATGAGATTGTTTACTGTGGCTAATTTTGACGCAAGTGTTGTAGGTAAATTATCATCTGCGGGTGATTATGGTGATTCAGATAGAGCAACGTATGAAATTCAAATAGCAACTAGAAATAATATTAGCTTTGATGTATATCAACTATCAACTGATACTGTTAGTGATGATTATGAATTCTTTTATAAAACAGTAGGTAGTACATATGAAATTTGGTGTAGATTTGGTGACTACAATAAAAGTCAAACTTTTACAAGATTTTCAGATTACGGAACAGTTACTTATAATTTTGACTCATCTACTCAATCAACACCATCTGGCCTTACAGCGGTAACAAAAAGTCATATATATCACGAGGGTCATAAACCTACTTTATCTGAATTAGGTTTCACAGGAGATGCAGACGCTACAAACGATCAAGATTTAAGTGGTTTAGCTCCAAAAGCAAGTCCAACATTCACAGGTGTACCAGCTGCTCCTACAGCAGCCGCTGCAACAAACACAGCACAAATAGCAACAACTGCTTTTGTTAATACAGCTGTATCAAACCTAGTAGATTCTGCTCCTGGAACTTTAAATACGTTAAATGAATTAGCTGCAGCGCTAGGTGATGACGAAAACTTTAGCACAACAATCACAAATAGTATAGGCGCTAAACTACCTTTAGCTGGTGGTACAATAACTGGAAATTTAAATGTAAATAGTAATCTTAACTTTTCTGGTGGTACTCAAAAGAAAATAATACTAGGTTCCCAGAAAGCATATGTATTACCCGCTATAGGTACAAGAATGAGAATACTAACACTGGCAAATCATACTTCTTGTAGAGTGTATATTGATAGTTCAGAGAATTCATATAACCAGCCAATAGTGTTAGACATCTTTTATAATAATCAAAGTAGTGCTAAACCAGTAATGCACAGAACTAACAATAAACAATGGCATGCTCACAGTAATGATATAAGATTTACTTCTGACACCAGCGGACATATATACGCAGAAAAAGTAGCATTTACTACAGGTAGAACTGTTAACATAAGAAAAGTTGAAGAATTCAAAGGTACTGTAACAATATTAGACGGTTCAACAACAAATACAGGTGGTGGGGCAAACGAGGTTTATGAAGCTTCTTTTGCAACATTATCTGCTGCTGGTAAAATAACAGGGGCTGAACTAGAAGGTACAAGTTTAGATATAAATGGCGCTGCAAACATAGATGGTCTTCTTGACGTTAATACTGGTACAGCAAATACAGTTGCAATATTCGAAAGCACAGATGATAAAGCTTTTATAAGAATTAAAGATGACGATACAGATACTCATTTAATTTCTAGGAACAATTCATTTTCTATAGGTGAATCATCTACTGATTATAGTAATTTTAGAGTTAATATTACTAATGGTAATACAGAGGCCGCTGGTACATTTACAGCTATTGGTAAGATAACTGGTGCAGAGCTAGAAGGAACTAGTCTTGATATAAACGGTAACGCTGATATAAATGGAAACTTAGTTATTTCAGGAACAGTTGATGGTGTTGATATAGCTGCAAGAGACGGTGTGTTGACAACTACAACTAATACAGCAAATGCTGCTGCTCCAAAGGCAAGTCCAACATTTACTGGAAATATAATTGTACCAAATAAAATAATACACAGCGGTGATACCGACACATACATGCAGTTTGAAGCTGCCGATGTTTGGAGAGTTGTAACCGGAGGTACTGAAAGATTAGACATTAACACTAACAGAATATTAGTTGGTGATGGTATGATGATGCAGTACGATGGCATTAGCACAAGTAATAGCGGTACTGTTGTAAAAGGTGGTTTTTTAAATCCTGCGTCAGAAGCTAATATGGTTCATATACCGCATATTGTAAATGATTTAGCTGGGTTTAATAAATGGAGCAACGCTACAATAACTACAAGTGGTTTTTATGCATCAAGAAGTGGTAGTTCAGGTAGTTATACTTATAGCAATGAAATTGCTAGCAATAATAGTGGTTGGGCAAACGCTTTTGATGCACACTCAAGCACAGCGGGTAGTTGGTACTCAGATAATGGTTCTGATGGTATTTATCAACACGGCACAGATACACCAGGTATAGTAGAATTAGAATGGACTAATGAAGCTACATATTCATTATGGGCTGGTATTGTATTTGGCGCAGGTAGTTTTACACCAACATATGTAAAAATAGAAGCCTACAGAGCTGATGCTTGGCAAACTCTTTGTGAGATAACTGATAATACAGACCAAGTTATATTAAGACAAGTTAATAGTAATAGTGGTACAAACGCTGCAACAAGAAGATTAAAATATACATTAGGTGGTTCTGTAAATAATAGTTATTTTAGAATCCACTCTTTATACATGGCTAACTATGCCGCTGGAAATAATAATCTAAACAACACAGGTACAGCTACCACAAGAGGTGTTAATTTCTTAGAAAGATATAAAGATGGTTATTTACATGGATTTCTTAGAGCTGGTGCAGATAATACATATGACTTAGGTCATTCATCATATAGGTGGAAAAATATTGTTGGTGTTAACCTTCATGGTGATTTAGTTGGTACCATAAATACAAACACTACAGCAGCGACTCAATCTACTTCTGACAATAGCACCAAAGTAGCTACTACTGCATTTGTTAAAAATCAAGGTTATGGTACTTCAAACTTAGCAATAGGATCTGGATCTGACGAAGCAATGGCTGGTAACACATCTTTATTACAATTAGGAACAACCTCTACTACGGCGCTAGCAGGTGATACAACAATACCTACTCTTTCATCGTTGGGTGGATTGCCAAATTCAGGCGGAACTATATCAGGTGATTTAGAAGTTACTGGTAAAATTACGCAATCAGGAATTGTTGATTTTGAAAGATACGGAAGAACTTATGGGGTTAATGTAAACGCACCATTACCTATATTAACACACGGCGGAAACGCTTTACCAACTGGTGGCGCTTACAGAGTTACAGGACATATATCAGGCACGGGAACAGAGCAGGTTTCTATGGCTGTTTTTTGGAACGAAAATGGAACTTGGAATATTAATAAAACTTTTGAAGGTGGTACTAGTTCAAACCATGTCGAGTTTAAATTATTAGATCACGGTTCGGGAAGTGTGCCTACTGTCACGTTAGAAACACACACGAGCAACTACAATGTCCATGTGTATCACGAAAGACTTTCTTTAGAAGAGGGATCAGGAACTGATAACCTTAGAGGGTATTTTGGAGCAGACTCTTACTTATCATGGTTAGAAAGTACAAACACTCTTACTGTTCCAGGAACTGTAGCTGCCTCAAACCTCTCAGGCACTAATACCGGCGACCAAACTTTACCAACAGCAATTTCCCTTGGTGCGGTAACATTAACAGGCACGCAAACTATATCAGGCTATAAAACTTTTACAAACAACGGGAACACCTACAACGGACATTTGTACTATACTGCATATGATGCGGCTGGAAATCATTACCCACACTTTTTAGATGGCAGTGGTAATGGTGGAACAACGATAAACTGGAGACAATATTACGGAACTAATTTTAAAACTCACACATGGACGTCGGATTCTTCTGGTAACATGCTATTTACGTATCAAGGAGGTATAACTGCAACTGGTGCTTTAACAGGTGCAAGCCTAGACATAAACGGTAACGGCGATATAAGTGGTAACGCTAACATAGGTGGAACATTAACTACTGGAGATATTACAGGTGCTGAACTTGAGTCAAAACACGCTACAGCACCAGTGCTTAAATTAAGGAGAGAAGATACTAGTATAGTAGATGGCAACAGCATAGGTTCTATTTTATTCCAAGGTGATGATCCAAGCGCAACTAATACAGGTGCAGCTATAAAAGGTGTAGCAGCAGGCACTTGGACTATGGGTAGCCCAAATGTTTATCCTTCAGGGCTAATATTTCAAACAGCAAAACAAGCTACATTATTAACAGCCCTTACACTTAATGAAGATCAAAACGCGACCTTTACAGGTGATGTTACTGTTGGTGGTGGATTAGTTTTTCAAAGTGCAGATGGAGCAACTTGTACACCGGTAGATTTTTTATCTTATACATGTCCTGATAGTTCAGGCACTACTGTTAACGCTAAAATAGGCGAGGGTGAAGTTATTTTTCCAGATAACTCAAAAGTATCTTTTGGTAATTCTTCTGACCTTCAAATATATCACGATGCAAGTGATAGTTATATAAAAGATGGAGGCACAGGTAATTTAAAAATATTAGGTGCTAATGTTGAAATAACAACAGTAGGCGGTAATAAGTATTTTTCTGGTGCATCTAATGTAGCAAGATTATTTCATACTAATAATGAAAAGTTAAGAACTACAAGCACAGGTATTGCTGTTACAGGCAATATAGCTGTAACAGGTACAACCGATGGGGTTGATTTAAGTGAATATCCTGCGCTACCAAACCAGTTAACTTATCAAACGTTAGTTGCACATTTCTCACAAACCTCAGGCTCTACAAGTGCATTTAACATACCAATGAATAATACAACAGAATCGACCACTGCTACGTATTACCATTCCTGGACTGCGCCATTTGATGGGCAAGTTAAAACAATGATAATGAAACATAGTCATGGAACATCCCCGGATTTAATATCATCAGCCCCAACAAAATTTGGAGTAGCTGTAAACGGCACAAATGCAGATTATATATCTTCTAGTTTTTTAACAAGAGTAAGAGTTGAGGGTAGAAATGACGATTATTATTCTTATATAAAGGATGATAATATAAATGAATCGTTTAGTGCTGGGGATAGAGTTTATTTCCAATTTATAAATTCATCAACTAGCGTTAGATGGAGAAACTGTAGTGTATCAATAGTTGTAGAATATAATATAACATAATATGGCAAGTATAAATAGTAGTATAAGAGGTAAAAAATTATTTAAGTCGGGAAGTTCAGATCAAGCTGCGGCTAAAGGTGGAGATGGAGAAATAACTATATCAAGTGAAAAAGCTACAGAATTAAATGCTTTAACAGATATTAGTGAGATTTTTAATGATGAAGCTTTATACCAATCAAATAAGTTTTTACTAAAACAAATAGAAGATTTAAGATTAGATTTAGAAGAGCTGCATGCATTCGTAAAAGACTTTATGGGTACTAGTTCTGCTAAAGGGGCCACGGGTTCATTTACTTCTGGTGATAAATCAGCAAAGACTGTAACCGTAGACAAAGGCGTAATCACACAAATAAAGTAAAAATTACGTATTTTACGTAATGATATAATTATAATAATAACAATTAAAATTAAATTTTATGACAAAGAAAACAGATGATTTAAAAATCACAGACGAAGAATTAAAATTAATTCAAGAACAAGTACAGAAAATTAACAGTTTGCAAATGCAAATTGGAGGATTAGAAATTCAAAAACAGCTTGCAGTGTTACAAACACAACAATCGCAAGGACAGTTAAGTGAATTACAAAAAACTCTTGAAGAGAAATATGGTAAAGTTACAGTAAATTTACAAGACGGTACTATAAAAGAAATTGAAGAAGATGGGCCTGATAAGGAAGATTAGTATTGGCAGAGATTATAAAAATGATGCAATGCATTATGCAGTAGGCCAAGAAGTTTATGGCGGTCACACTATATGTGATATAGTTGAAAAAGATCATAAATTTTCTATTTTTATTAAAAAAAATAATGAGGTATTACCTTGGAAAGATTTTAATAAGAACATGGCGGTTGCAATTGAATATAATTTAGAATATTAATGCAAAGTATATTTGATTTTATAATAAAACCAAAATCCAATAGATACGACAATACCAAACAAATCGGTGATACAGAGCTGCTGTTGAATACAGAAATATCTGACCACCGGTATGTTAGTCGTGTTGGAATAGTATTGGCTACACCAAAGCATCAAGAAACAGAAATACAAGTGGGAGACGAAGTTATTGTTCATCACAATGTGTTTAGAAGATTCTACGATGTTTACGGTGTTGAAAAAAACAGTAGGAGTTATTATAAAGAAGATAAATACTTTGTAAAATCAGATCAAATATTTCTTTACAAAAGAAACAACTTATGGTACGCACCAGAAGGTTATTGTTTTGTTAAACCAATTGAATCAAATAATATATTATTAGAAAAAGAAATTCCATTAAGAGGAATTATAAAGTATATTGACAAAAATCTTAAAGATATAAATAAAAATGATTTAGTTGGATTTACACCTAGCAGTGAATATGAATTTGTTGTTGATGGTGAAAGATTATACAGAGTATTAACTAATTCAATATCTATTAAGTATGAACGTCAAGGAAACGAAAAAGAATATAATCCTAGCTGGGCAGCGAGCTGTTGAAGAACTTATTAAAGTTGCTAAAGAAGCTATTGTAGATTCTAGCGATGATTTATCAGCTGACAGACTTAAAAATGCAGCGGCTACAAAAAAACTTGCAATATTCGATGCTTTTGAGATACTTAATCGTATTGAAGAAGAAAAAGCCTTATTAGATAATAAACCTTTGAGCAAAAAAGAAGATGCTTTTAAAGGGTTTGCAGAAAGAAGATCTAAGTAATGTATAAGCAATCATTATATAACATTATAGAGCCTATTAAAATTAATACTATTAAAAGGCTTAATAAAGGAAAAAAGTGGAAATACGGATATAATAAGGAACATGACGTTGTTGTTATAAGCAAAACAGGTATGATAGGTGATATATATGAGATACAGAATCTTAAAATAGCATTACCTAAACAGCCCAAAGATGTTTTTAAAGGTAATGATATATGGGAGGTTCAAGAATATCCTAAAGAATTGCAAAAAATAAAAACAATATTTGATTGGCGAGATTTGCCAGCAGATTTTAAAAACAAATGGCATGGGTATATTGATTCAGAATTTATTAAAAGAGAAGAAGGTTTTTGGTTTTATAACAAAGGGACTCGCACTTACATTACTGGTACTCATTACATGTACCTGCAGTGGACCAAGATTGATGTTGGGAAGCCAGAGTTTCGAGAAGCAAATAGATTATTCTTCCTTTTCTGGGAAGCTTGTAAGGCAGATATACGATCCTATGGGATGTGTTACCTCAAGAACCGTAGATCTGGTTTCTCTTTCATGGCCTCAGGAGAGGTGGTCAATTTGGCGACCATATCCTCGGACTCGAGATATGGAATTTTATCTAAATCTGGGGCTGATGCCAAGAAGATGTTTACCGATAAAGTGGTTCCCATATCAGTTAACTATCCCTTCTTTTTCAAGCCCATCCAGGATGGTATGGACAGGCCCAAGACCGAGCTCGCTTTCAGAGTCCCAGCAAGTAAGTTCACAAGAAGAAAACTTACCGCCAACGAAGCCATCGAGGATATACAAGGATTGGACACCACGATCGATTGGAAAAACACCGGCGATAACTCCTATGATGGTGAGAAACTCGCCCTCCTCGTTCATGACGAAGCCGGTAAATGGGAGCGCCCCGAGAACATCCTCAACAACTGGCGTGTTACGAAAACCACCCTTAGATTAGGTAGCAGAATTATTGGAAAATGTATGATGGGATCAACAAGCAACTCATCAGACAAAGGAGGTGAAAACTTTAAAAAACTATATAACAATTCAGATGTTACAAAACGAAACCGCAATGGGCAGACTCGCTCAGGATTATATTCTTTGTTCATACCTATGGAATGGAACTTCGAGGGATTCATTGATTCTAATGGAATACCTGTATTCGAAACACCAAAAACAGAAGTTAAAGATGTACACGGAGAAGAAATTGACACTGGCGTTATTGAACACTGGGAAAATGAAGTTGATGGCTTAAAAGGTGACCAAGACGCATTAAATGAATTTTACAGACAATTCCCAAGGACAGAGGAGCACGCTTTCAGAGATGAAACTAAAAACAGTATATTTAACTTAGCTAAGATATATGAGCAAATAGATTACAATGACGAAGTTGCTAATATGTCAAGTGTTACTACTGGTAGCTTTTCTTGGAAAAACGGTATCAAAGATACTAAAGTTCAATTTTCACCAAACCCTAATGGAAGATTTAAAGTTAGCTGGGTACCAAGTTTAAAGTTACAGAATAATATTATAATTAAAAACGGTACAAAATATCCAGGCAATGAGCATATGGGTGCTTTTGGTTGTGATAGTTACGATATATCAGGGACAACAGATGGGCAAGGCTCTAAAGGTTCTTTGCATGGATTAACAAAATTTAGCATGGAAAACGCTCCTGCTAATATGTTTTTTTTAGAATATGTGGCTAGACCACAAACTGCAGAAATGTTTTTTGAAGATATGTTAATGGCGCTAGTATTTTATGGTATGCCACTACTTGCAGAAAACAATAAACCAAGATTATTATATTATATAAAAAGAAGAGGCTATAGAGGTTTTAGTATGAATAGACCAGACAGAGCTAGAAATAAATTATCAATTACAGAAAAAGAAATAGGTGGAATACCTAACTCAAGCGAAGATATAAGACAAGCTCATGCTGCTGCAATTGAAACATATATAAATGATTACGTTGGTATTATAGACGAAGGCCAGTACGGAAATTTATATTTTAATAGAACATTAAACGATTGGGCTAAATTTGATATAAACAAGAGAACAAAGTTTGATGCAGCTATAAGCTCAGGGTTAGCAATTATGGCATGTAATAAAAATAAATATAGACCTAACGCTGAGTTAATAAGACAAAAAGTTAATATCACTTTGAATAAATACGAAAATAAAGGAACTCTATCAAAAATAATAAAGAATTATGGCTGAATCAGTTATGAAAAACTACTTTCCAAGTCAAGCCGTTGGTGATGATGAAAAATTATCAATGGAATACGGCTTAGAAATTGCTAAAGCTATAGAAAATGAATGGTTTAAAAAATCATCTGGTATAAACAGATATTTAACTAACCAAGATAATTTTCATAAGTTAAGATTGTACGCAAGAGGTGAGCAGTCAACACAGAAATACAAAGACGAATTGTCCATCAATGGAGATTTGTCATACCTTAATTTAGACTGGAAACCAGTTCCTATTATACCTAAGTTTGTAGATATAGTTGTTAACGGTATTGCTGAAAGAACATACGATATAAAGGCTTTTTCTCAAGATCCATTTGGTGTAAACCAAAGAACAGCATATATGGAAAGTATAATGGTTGATATGCAAACACAGGATATAAATCAATTTGTGTCGCAAAATTTTGGAATAGATTTATCAAGAATGCCTGCTGATCAGCTACCGGAAAATAACGAGGAGTTACAATTACATATGCAGTTAGATTATAAGCAAGCTATTGAAATTGCTGAAGAGCAAGCTATTTCTACTGTTTTTAATTTAAATAATTACGAATTAACTAAGAAAAGATTTTACTATGATTTAGCTGTAGTTGGTATAGGGTGCGTTAAAAACACATTTAATACCTCTGAAGGAATAAAAATAGAATACGTAGATCCTGCTAATATAGTTTACTCACATACTGAATCACCTTATTTTGACGACATCTATTATGTGGGCGAAATGAAAACAATAACATTAATAGATCTTAAAAAAGAATTCCCTGATTTAACAGATGAAGATTTAAAATCTTTAATTCAAAACGGTGGATCTAGTTATAATCTATTTAATAAGTATACATCAAGATCTGACCAGACCGATAATAATTCAATAGAAGTTTTATATTTTAATTATAAAACGTATATGAATGAAGTTTATAAAGTAAAAGAAACAGCAACTGGAGCAGAAAAAATAATTAAAAAGTCTGATGCTTTTAATCCACCAACGACGGAAGGATTGAAGTTCGAGCGTAT